AAGATAACTTCGTTTATCGCATAATCTGTAATCCAGATTGATTAAATACTAGAACGTTTTTAGAATGGACAAACATATAAACACTTTGAGGATTATCTGTAGTAAGGTCCATAGTCATATTAATACCAAAATTAGTGCTTGAAAAATCAACACCAGCATTAGATATTGTGTCAAGTGCTACACCTATACCATAACCACAGCCACCATTAATAAAACTATTAGCATTAGAAGCATTAATTAATTTCATATTTTCTGGAACGTAAGTATTACGCATATTCTTAGTAAATGATTGAATAGAATTTAGATAATTTCTGTATATCTGAGCATCAAGTGTAGTATTATCAGATGCTGATGTAATACTTTGAATTGTATCAATATTGTATTCTAATGGGAATCTTTCACCACCACGAGTAAAGATTAACTGAGTAACATTAGCAGTAGTAGAATCACTATTAATAGGATATAACGTTTCTAAACCATTAGCAGCAAGATTGTTAATATAACTACTTGGAATAAAATTACAGAATACTCCTAAGACAGATTTTAATCCAAGATTGAAATTAATAATAGCATTTCCAGAATTTATAGTGGTATAATAACTAGAAAAGGAATTGTATTCAAATGTCTGATTTTTCATTCCCCTTAGTTTCTGTAAATCTGCCGGCGCTGGGTTCTGCGATTCACAAGTTAGTGTTACATTTTTAAACTGATAGTAGGCGTCCCCAATACCACTTGTATCACCATCCTTAGCAAATAATACGTTATTATCTGGTGCTAAATGAAGTTCTATAATTAAACCGCCAATACCCCAATCACTAGCAAGGGGAATAGCCTGGCCGCCATTAAAAAATCCACAAGGAAGTGCTACAGAAAATTCATTAGGATTTCTACCAAGATTACCTGTATTATTTACAACAGATTGTTCTACAGCATAACTATTCGGCACGGTTAATCCCATCATATTATTGTTGGCTAATCCATCCTGTAATGAACTAGTAGCAGATAAGTAACTGCTCATAAAACGATTGTAGTTCCTTAAATGCTCTATAACTTGATTTGTGCGCTGGCTTTTAATGACTAACTGGTCTATACAAGACCAAATGCCAAGGCGCTGGGATATGGTAAGGGAATCAGCAGAAGTGGATAAGGTGCCATCAGCCAAAAATATTTGGAAATTACCATTAAATCTTATACTATCACCTAAAACAAATTTATCAGATTCACCAATTATAAATTGGATAACTGGTTGACCATTGCGAAACGATAGGGTGCCATCAGAAGTAACGTTGGAAGGAACGATTTCTAAGTGTTGATTAGACATATTTTATAATATATCCAATAATAAAAAAATAAAATTAAAAATTTAAAAACTTATTTTTTCTTTTTTTTAGGCATTATGAAATATCCATTTTGAGTATCATCTTTAGAATCTATTATCTTTAATTTTTCTAATGCCATAACTGAACTCAAGAAGAGTTCGTGGTCACTTCTTCTTATTGGTAGTTTATTTAATTTTCTTCTATATATTTGATTACAAAAATGATGTAATACCTTAATATGTTCAAATAATTTTGTATTTTTATGTTTTGGGTCACGTAACACTTGTAATAGTAGATAATCGCCTTGATAAATATATCTTGCGGCATCTTTATTTGGTTTATGTAATGGAAAACTGCTAATTAATAATCCTTTCCAAAATACGTTAAACGAACCCCATTTCCCATTATAAATTGTCATATTATATTATATTATATTAATCAATTTTTATTTATATAATTTTCAAATTTAATTAAATAAATCAATATCTATTTTTAATAAATTATTATAATATCTTTCATCTCCTCCAAAACTACACCGATATTGTCTTTCTTGGTTTTTAGTATCTTTATTTTTTTTATGATATTCTTTGAAATAATCTTTTCTCTTCTCTTTTATTTTTTCTTTATTTTCTTCTCTATATTTTTTACCATATTCCTTTTTATCAAAATTATATTTATTATCATTAACACAATCAATATTGTTAATCCAATATTTTTCTCTTTCAAATCTATTTTCTTTATTACATTCTTCTAATAATTCTATTTTACAATCATCTAAATTTAATCTATTAGATGAACAAACCCTATTGGGATATTTTTTGCTATACTTATGTTTTTGTAACCTATATTTTAATTTTTGTGTTGTTTGACCGACATATTTATTATTATGACAATCTGTAATAAGATAAATTTTAAACATATTATATTATATTAATCAATTTTTATTTATATAATTTTCAAATTTAAACAAGTAATTCAATACCATTACCGGTAAAAACTATTCGCCTTAGATGTCCAACCCAGTTCATCCATAAATGATTATGCCCAGCAGCCTGAGGATATTCTACCTGAAGGTTGAAATCCTTGCCACGTGTATCGTAGACACCATCTTGAAGACTTAGTGCTCTGCCAATCACAAAATTGGATTGAAATGCCCTAAAAGAATATGGGATAATTTTACTCTGGGCAAGTGCCTTTTCAAGTTCAATTAAATGTTGCTGCGAAATTGACACTCTTGAAGAAGTTTTTTCACAAGACACTTTACGACTTGGATTTAACTTGCCATCATAAAAAAATTGATAATCTTTTATTGTGTCTGCCACTCCTACAAGCCCAGTTTTATCACTGTAATTGCGAAAATCATTATCTTCCTCAGATACAAGATAAGTTCCCTCAGCAAAAGCATCTGCGGCGGCACTTCTATTAGTTGAGTCAGTTGGAATACATAATATAGATTTTGCCCTAGACTGATTAAGGGGTAAGCGGATATTAGCGACTGTATCACTAGCAAGTTGGGAATATTTGTAATTAGTAAATGATAAGAAATCATAATTCATACTTCCACCTTCTTTCATCATACTCATCATTTTTCTAGTGTAACCTTCTGGCATAGTTAATTGCTGTAATACAAGTTCTACATTAGATACTACATATGTGGGTTGACCAATCTCACTTCTAGAATATAAGACAGTTGCTTCGTGAATACCAGAACCACTGGCAATATTCATACCAGTCCCATCAAGAGTTAATTTAACTAATCCGTAATCTCCAGCACCACTGTCAAAATCAATCTGAGTAATTATTGGGTCAGTTGTAAAAGTTGATTTAACACCAGCAAATGTGGATAGACCAAGTTTTTCACCAACAACAAATGGACACTGTGCGGCATTAATCATATTATTATCTCTAGTCAAATATATAGTTGTAATATTTACACCAGTGGAAGCATTTGTGGGCGCAGTATCAGAACCATTAGTAGAATGGAAGATAGGGCTATTTTTTAACTGTTTATTAAGCATAACAGTATCAAGACGTCTAAATACATTTGTATTCTCTTCTAATATAATTTCAAGTTTTAAACCTTCGGTCATAAGAACTGGGAAGACTTTATCATTTGAAAAAATACCAGTATTAATAGGAAGTAAACATTTAACGTTTTGGAAATCGGCATTTGTAAATGAAGCACTTACACTTGATGCTGATTCATCAACACTTTTAAAATAAGGATTAGTTACACAATCATTTTTATGCGATTCAGTTGTTCCGCAAGAGCCACGGCATTGAACAGAATGATGAAGACTTCCCTCAGTTAGCGCACGTTTTGCCCTTAGAGTTGCGTTAGTTTCATAATCATATTTTACATTAGTTAGAACGTTATAATTCTGATATTCCTCAAGTAATACGTTTCCTACGCCTCCAGAAAATACGCGAATATCACGTATTAAAACTTGCGAGCCAAGGGTCTCATCAAGAGTTAAACGAGTGGCAGAACTATTTGAAGGTAGTGCTAATTTAACATCCCACGATAGATACGATTCTTTGGGTTGAATATATTGAACGGTAGGTGGGACATTAATTATAATTTTCTGACCAGCAGAATATTCTAAACCATTCTCTGATGGTACACTTACTTTTTTCTGAGCAATAGGAATTTTATCATCGGCAGTCCAATAAGAATTAATAGGCATTTTTTTTTTATAATATATCACTTATAATTATTTAAATTTAAAAATTTTAAAAAACGATAGTTTTTATGCT